GATCCAGTTGATAATTACAAGGCAAAAATTGAATACGTGGAAGATCGTGAAGTCTTAGAACGTTATGGGTATCACGAAACAGAAGTGCGAGCTTTTGGCACCACTTCCCAGGGACAAGCACAGCGCATTGGGCGATGGATTCTTCTTACAGACCAGTTGGAAACCGAAATGGTCACTTTCAAGGTGGCCACCGAAGGATTCTTTGTGCTTCCTGGGGAAGTTATAGGCATTGCAGATCCTGCCAAAGGAGGAAAGCGCTATGGCGGGAGAGTGGTGAGTGGTAGTTCCTCGTCATCTATTGCCATTGATGCACCATTTACCATTACTGGCGGGGCGTCCTATTCCCTTTCCATTGCTCTCCCTGGCACCGTGCAAACGCGAGTGGTCGTAAATGGCGCTGGCGCAGCGAGTTCTCTTAGCGTGTCGCCTGCGTTCTCTGCAGCGCCAGAAGCGGGGGCCGTGTGGGTGTTGCAGGAGAATGGTTCCGGCTTGAGGCAATTTAGGGTGATTTCCGTGAATGAAGACGATGGCGTGGTAACAGTATTGGCTTCCTTCTATGAAGAGACTAAGTTTTCACTGGCGGATCAGTCAACAATATTAAGCACAAGACGTTCCTCTACAGGGCGAAATGTTGTCGTACCACGAGTGAGTGGTGGTAGCATTATTTTGGGAGCGCCAACTTAATGAGTTATAACGAAATTGCTTGGGACTACCCGCAGTATTCTGGCTATTCCATTTTGAATGCCGCAGTGAATCCCGCTGTTCTGTGGAACCCCCTGCAAAATAATCCCTTTATACAATCCTTTGAAGTGTGGTATCTAGATACGGAAGACAATTTGTGGAACTTAATTGGCGCGACCACGACAAGTTACATTCGCTTTCCGGCAGACCAATACAACGGCGATGCTGCCTATCAAATTAGAATTGCTACAATTGGCGTTAATGGGAGGCGTTCTCCATTTGCTTATAGTACAGTGGTACTTTCCAGTCCATTGGCCTTTAATTTTACCGCAGCTCAGACGGTAAGATTGATCAGTGGCATCGAAGTGCCCAATCAACGTTTCTTATTTTTGGTTCTTTGACACATGGCTAATCTTTACGGACTGGACGCTGCTGGTAATGCCGCTTATATACGCAGCACAGGCGCTGGTTCAGTGGGCGACCCGTATGTGGTGCAGAATGATGCCTTTACAAGCGACCTGTTGAGCGCGTTCGTCTCAGCTAGTGGCAACGCTGATGTGGTGGCCGCTGTGAGCAGCAACAAGCTGCGCGTAATGGCAGTGACCATCACTACGCTGTCGGGCTGTACTGTGAAGCTTCAAAGCGGGGGGTCAACGGATAAGACGCCTCCATTCCATTTAGCTGCCAATGGCAACTTGACGCAAGCAAATAGCTTGGGCTTGTTTGAAAGTGCCACTAGCGAAAAAATTAATGCCGTGGTTAGTGGATCTACTGTTTATACAGTCATGCTTTCCTATCGTCAAGTTCCCACATGAGCACTTTTCTCGCCACCTCCATTGCTCCTAGTCTGGATATTACGCTTTTGCGGAGAGACTTTTTTGATGGATTTAGTCTGCTTTTGCAAGACGACAACGGCGATCCTTTAGATTTGTCAGAAGTGCAAGTGTGCGCGTCAGTATGGAAAACTGGCACTGATGGCACTGTAAGTGAAATCCTATCTTGGAACATTGAAGAACAAGAGCCTTTGAATGCAGGGCGAGTGCGCTTTTGGCTCACTTCTTCTCAGACTGGCACTTTATGGGACGCAGTGCAAGACATTCAAACTAGCAATATATTCTTCCCCAACGCATATACAGACAATATAAGATCGTCATTATTTTGGGAAGCCCGTATTGAACAAGAAGAAGAACTCACTGATTTAGTAACTGTTAGCGGAGGCACTTTTGTCACGCAGCTTAATCACACGCTTGCGGCTACTGAACGAGTAATATTTCGCGACACAAGTGAAGCCTCTATTAATTACGACAACACTTCAGCTCTCATTTATAGTGGTTTAACTAATATTTCCTATCAACCGCCATATGGATTTCGCATTGCCACTCTTTCTGGCGTAACTAACGCCGCTGTTGGTGGAAGTGTCTATAGACTAAAGCAAGATACGGTGGTTGTTGGAGCGGTTCAAGTGGGCTCCACAATTGCCAACTGTTTTCCTTGACCCATGGCTGAATTAAAAGAAGGCGTAGCAGTTGTCACAGTAGGGCGCACTGCTCCTATTCCTCCTGGCCCACAGCTAGCGAAGGATAGCCTTCCCGTGGTCATTGCCAGCGATCAGGAAGCAGTGCCTGTCGTGGTGCAGAATCAGCAAATTAGCGAAGTGAGCTTGAGCCTGCTTGGCATTCCTCGCGCAGAAGTGGCGCTTGGTATTTTTGCTGATGTTACCACCTATGCCATCAACCCAAATGAATGGGCAAGTGAAGGCGCTGGCACCACCACTCACATTCCCGCGGAAAGCGCTGCAGAAGTTAGCTTAGGCGCTGGTGCAACTAATGCCTATCAAATTTTGGGCAGCAAGCGATTCTTTCGCTACCAACCAGGACGTGTTAGCGCTGCCACTTTTGGCACAAGGGTGAATGTTACTACTGACCGCACGGATATTAAAAAGTTTGGTGCCTTTGACAAACGAGACGGTTACTACCTAGAAGTGCAAGGTGGCGGGCAGCCAGGCATTGGAGATAAGGAGTTTAATTTGTATGCAGTGAGGCGCACAAGCGCCATGGAGAGCGACGAAATTGGCATTCGCACTCCTAATGCAAGCGATGGGGATAGAGGCACTGCGGGCGCTGATCTTGTTATTGTTCGCGCTGGTCTCACTTACATTCACGCTGCATTGTTTGATTTAAGCTTGCAAGGCGTGGGCAATAGCATTGGTGGCAATGCTTCTTCTGACGGTTCTGGGACGGTGACTGCAGCATTCATCACTGTGCCCAATGCCTATCGTTACACCTACGAATATCGAGTGCCTCGTAAGTTCTTTAGTCATGATCGCCTTGATGCTGAAACTCGCACTCAGTATTATTCTGATCGCACACCTGGACGCAATAGTTTCACTGTAACCATTGGCGGCACTGCAGGATCGCCTAGTGTTTCCTATGGCAATTCTTCTGTGGTGCTAGATGACGCAGATAACATTGCCACTCGTGAAAGCGTATGGAACATTGACTTTTCAAAAGTGACAATGTTCAAAATTGAATATAGCTGGTACGGTGCAGTCGGGGGCCATTTTCTTGCTTACGTGCCTGATGCCACCACTGCAGGAGAAGCACGATGGGTGAGAATGCACCACTTGCGGGCCTCCAACCAACTCACCAGTCCAAGCCTTGGTAATCCTACGCTGCCCATTTCCTACCTAGTGCAGAAAGGCACCAGCGGCAATGAAAATTCTCTGTATAAATACGGGGCCTCATACTACATTGATGGTGGAGACAAAGGCACCATCACGGCACGCAGCGCAAGTAATGCCGCAGATCGCGCTGTAACTGTTTCTGGCTCAATGCTGCTTGGTTTGCGCACTAAAGAAACCGTAGGGGCTAGTTCCATTCGCAACCGAATGCAAGTGTACCCCACGCGACTTGGCATTGGCACCAGTGCTCGTGGCGTGATCAAACTTGTTAAGAACCCTACCGTTGTATCAGGCACGCCTTCGTTTACTTCCGCTGATTCGCTCTCCCCCATTGAATTTACTACCAGCAGCGGCGTTGTTACAATTTCTGGCGGCATTACTGTTGCCACTTTCTTCGTTGGAGAAGGCGGCGTAGACATTGACTTGGCGCCTTATTTTGGCTATAACAAAGATTATCTTTCCTATCCATTGACTGCAGCTTCTGGAGATGCCTTGTATGTTTTTGCACAGTCTTCATCGGGTAGCATTGATGCAAGTGCTTCATTGACGTGGGAAGAGCAAGTATAAAGGAGCAAATAAATGACAAGCTCTTTTGCAGATAATTTAAGCGGCTACTATCAAATTCCAGAAGATGCTACTGGCGCAGAGGAAGTGCTAGTTAATGCAGACCTTATTGATTTTGGCACAGGCGCCAATTTAATTGATCCTGCTAATGAAGAGAATTTAACTGGCGAAACTTTTGAAAGCCGCGTGTTGTCAGACGGTAATAATATCACTTCTTTGCTGGTTGCTAACAAATCACCAGTGGGAGTGAATGTTACTAATAGGCAGCAAAGCGAAGTGGAAACTAGCTTGCTGGGCGTACAAAGATCAGAAGTGGCTCTTGGGCTTCTAGAGAATGTCAACATTTATGGCATCAATCGCAAAGAATGGACTGAAGACGCTGGCGGAAGCTTTTTCTATAATTACTCTACTGACCCATCGGAATGGTATTTTCGTGATAATTATGGCTGCTTCCGCAGGCACATTCCTGCTGAAAGTGCCATTCAGGCTTATTGCTATCCACCTCCCGTAAGTTTTGCTTACGACACTGACGATAATACAGGACGTTTTCCTGGCGGTTTTACCAATGGGGTGATGAATGCTTCCTGGGAAACCAAGCGCACTTTTCGCTACCAACCAGGTCGCGTCACTGGCTTCACTTTTGGCGTGCGCATGTCCACTAATAGTAACTACGAAGGGGAAAGAATAAGATGGGGATGCAGGAACGATTATGGGCTGGGCTATTTTTACGAGCCAGCAACAAATAGCGTTGATTATGCTCCCGGCGATGGCTATTATTTTCAGCTAGAAAAAGGCACTGATCTGTTTATTATCTATCGCAGGTACAATCCTTTCACTGAGCAGATAGAAGAGCAGAAAATTGCCAGGGAAGAATGGAATGGCGATCAAGTGGGCTTGTTTAATAGTGATACTGGCTGGGTATTGGACTTGTCAAAGGTGACAATGTTCAAAATTGAATTTAGCTGGTACGGCGCCGTGGGTGCAAAGTTCCTAGCTTATGTGCCAGTGGAAAATGATGAAGCACGATGGGTGAAACTGCACTATGTGATCATTGAGAATCAGCTTGAATTTCCTAGTTTGCGCAGTGCATTTATGAAAATGTTCATTGATGCACGCAATACTGCGGGAGCAAGCTCCCCTGCCTTTATCAATCTTTATGGCAGCAGCGTGTACATTGACGGCGGCGATAGAGGCACCGTAACGCTTGGCAGCGCGGCAATGGAAGTGGCGAAGAACATTGACAGCACTGCACGCACTCTTATTGGCTTGCAAGTGAAGGGCACCATTAACGAGGTGGAAAATCAAAAGGCAGTGTATCCCGTTGGACTGGCGGCATTTGCTTCAGTGCCTGCGCGTTTAGACCTAGTGATACAAGGAAATGGCATCGGAGCAGGAGAAAGCTATTTCTATGCCAATGGCACTAATTTAACAAGAGGCGCTAGTTCTTTAATAACAGTGTCAGGAGCGGGAAGCAATGTGCTCACTGGCTCGTTCCCTAGTCTGTCAGCAGAAATTAGCGGCACCACTGATTACCTTACGGGGCGTCGCGTGAGAGTGACTGGTTCCAATATTTTTAACACTCACGTGGTGGCTGTTGCAAGTGGGCAAATTACAACTGACAGAACCATTCCCGCTGGCACCACTTCCATTCGTCTGTCGCGCTTTGATGCTTATGCCGTGGCTAGTGGCGTCATTCCTAGTGGCGTGGTGAGTGGCACTGTCTTTTATAACACTGGTGGCGGGCAATGGCGCATTGGAGCTTGGACGCAAAGCAGTGGGCAGTCTTATTCCACTTCGGAAGACATTGCTTGGTTTGCCAGTAAATTTACGGGCCTCAATTATGACAAAAATGGCAATGTAATAGGCGAGCAAGCTTTTCCCTTTGAGCCATATCAACAAGCTTCTTTTGCTATTACTTTCCCAAGTGGCACATCTAACACTTTGCTTTCCATCGGCGGGCGTGCTGTAACGCTCACGGGCGTCACTTCACCATGGCCCATTTCTTTAGTGGCAGAAGTGATGGACAGTTCGCAGCTTAATGACGTGGTGGTAACGCTTGGCACGGCAGAAGAGCGCATTGTGCCTGGAAGTGGAACGACTACGGCTATTTCTCAATGGAGCGCAGCAAGTGGTTTGTCTCAGGACTCTTCCAACGCAGGCGGAACGAGCTATGTTGCGAATAAGTTTGAAGCATCATCTTCCGACCCATTGTCTGCAGTGCTAATTGATTCGCAAGGTTATCGTACATTGCGTGATCCTCAACGAGTGGCCACTTATTTTATAGGCAGTGGAGAAACTAAGCAATTCGATCTCAGCAATTTGTTTGGCCCTGATAAGATGTTTATTACTGGTCGCCCTGGCACACAAAATAATAGTGGAGCATTGTTTGTAATGGCAACTTCTAGGGCTGCAAGTGGCGTGGCTAGTGTCACTCTTAATTGGGAGGAACAGTAATGGCACTTCCTGGGCTTGTTGCTGCAAACAATTTAAGCGACACAGAAAATAAAGAAGTCGTTTGGGACAATTTAGGCGATGGCATTAATGCCGCCATTCCCACAACTAATTTATTGCTAAGAAGCGAGGAGTTGGGAGTCAGCCCGTGGTTTACGCTAAATACAACTATTACAAGTAATTCAATAGAAGCGCCAAATGGTACTCTTACGGCAGACACGCTTACGGATACTAATCCCGCAGGCGACGCTTACCTGGCACAGTCAATTGCCGATCCGCTTGATTCTGGAGTTTACGCGGTATCTGTCTACCTTAAAC